TTTGACTGCCCTATATGGACAGGTAGTGATAGCACAACAACAGTTAATGGCATGGGTTTTAAACCTGATGCTTTGTTATTTAAAAATTATAGTGGTACTGGCGATACAATATTTAATAATTCAACAAGAGGTGTTGCACATAATTGGAAACCAAACCAAAGTGTTGTTTCTGATACTACAGTTTATGTAGCTAGTTATACCTCAGATGGGTTTACTTTGACTGGAAATCTAGCAAATACTAATAATGCAAGTGATAAATATGTAGGAGCTTGTTGGAAAGCGAATGGAGCAAGTACCACTACAAATGGTGCTGGAGTTGGGGGTGCTAGTATTGCATCAGTTTATCAAGCAAATACAACTGCTGGATTTTCTATAGTTACCTACACAGGTACAGGTACTGCTGGTACTATAAAACATGGACTTTCTGTAGCTCCAAAATTTATAATGGTTAAAAATACTGAACAAGCTGATAGAGGAAAAGTTTTATGTATGGGAACTACATTTGTTGCAGATCCTCAAACAGATAATAATGAGTTTGCATACAATGGAGCTGGTGCAGACAGTACATCATTTAACGATACAGCACCTACAACAGCAGTTTTTTCTGTAGGTACAGATGCAATGGTTAATCAAAGCACAAAAGCTATAGAAGCATATTGTTTTGCAGAAGTACAAGGATTTAGTAAGTTTGGATTTTACTCAGGCACAGGAAATGTAAGAGGAACTAAAGTGTATTGTGGATTTAAACCTAAATATGTATTAATTAAATCAATAGGAGGAACAGATGACTGGGCATCTAAAATATCAGGCTTAACAGGTTTTGGTCTAGGTGGACAACGAACAAGGAATGTAAGATATAATAGTGATACTTGTCAAACAACTGCTAATATTCAATTTGAAGGTAATGGATTTAGATGTGCAACAACATCTACTTATTGCAATCAAGAAGATACAAAGTATGTATACATGGCTTTTGCTGAAATGCCAATGGTAGGAAGTAACGGAACAATAGCTTTAGCAACATGAAAGTTACTAACGAACAATTAATGGAAAAAATTATTCAAATGGATAATCGACTAATTAAAGTTGAAGAAGTTATGAACAAAGGTAGAGGTGCAATTACATTATTGGCATGGCTTGGTGGTATTAGTGCTATCGTAATTGGATATTTTTATCAGGAGTAATTATGGCTGGACTAAAAGTACATACAGCTCAAACAGATTTTGCAGTAACTCTAGCAGAATTAAAATCATATTTAAAAGTAGATTCTACAGATGATGATGCGGTTTTAGGGATCATTAGGGTAGCTGTTGATTCTTGGGCTAGAGAGTATACTAATCGAACTTTATGCACTACAACATATGAGTTATTTATAGATACTGTTTATGATATAGATGTAAGAATACAAGAGGGTTCTTATTTAGGAATAGATAAGGATTTTGAAAGAAGAAATATTATATTACCTAAATCTCCAGTATCAGCTATAACTCATGTTAAATATTATGGTGATGACAATAATCCCATAACTTGGGCTACTTCAAATTATTTCTTAGACAGTGCAAGTATGCCCAGTAAGTTTACTTTAACAACTGGAGTATCATACCCAACTGGTTTAAGACCTGTCAATGGTCTTGAGATTAAGTATGTAGCTGGTTATGGAGCTAATACAGCTATTCCGCAACAAATTAAAATGGCTTGTCTGATCTACGGAAGTTATTTATTTGAACGCAGAGGAGATGATGAGAAAACAATGGTAGCTCCTTATTCAGCAACATCTTTATTAGAGCCCTATACAGTAAAACAACTATCTACCAATCCATATAGAGGCACTTCTTATTATGGCGGAATGAGGTAATGTATTTAGGCGAGTTTAGAAATAGAGTCGCTTTGCAAACTCTAGGCGGATCAGTAGATGCTGGTGGCGGTACATCATCAACCTATTCAACTCAAGCAACAGTATGGTCTAAAGTAGAATCATTATCAGGCTCAGAGGGTCTATATGGGGATCAATTAAGAGCCACGCAGGGCTTTAAGTTCACAATCAGGTACTATTCAGCAATAACTCCCAAATATAGGTTATATTATAAGTCTAAAGGCTTTGATATCACCAGTATACAAATAATCCAAGAGGGAAAAGAACGATATCAGGAAATAATAGCAACTGAGGGAGTGGCTACATAATGGCTAAACAGGGTATAAGTGTTAAGATGTTTTCTAATATAGATAAAAATGTTAAAAATGCTGAGAAACTTTATCAGTTAAATGCCTCTCGCCATGTGAACAGAGTAGCAACTAATTTTAGAAACGACATTATGAGGGGTATGCAACAAACTCCTAGAGATGGTAGAAAATACCCAAGAGGTAAGAAAACGCATATTGCATCATCAGCAGGTAATCCACCAGCTATAGATACTGGTAGATTAATAAATGCTATTACTACTAAATTAGCAACAGCAGGTAATCAACCTACTGCTCAAGTTTGGTCTAATATGGATTACTCAGCAAGACTAGAACTTGTCTTAGATCGACCATTTATGGGAGATGAGTCATTGGCATACGATAAAGCGAGAGTATTTGCTAATAAAATTGTTAAACAGGTTTCTATAGATAAGCAATTTAAACCAATTAAAGTTGGAAAAGCGAGGATTCGATAATGGGATATCATTCTTTTGATCTGCAAACAGCACTCTTTAGCTTATTATCAGGAGATAGTACATTAGATAACTTATTAGGTAATAACAAGATATTTGATAGCATAGCTCCTCAAGATACAGCATATCCTTATGTGATTATTGGTCTTGAATCAATTAGAAATATAGGAACAAAAACACTTGATGGGAATACTTATAATTTAGACATTGATGTTTGGTCTCAGTATCGTGGTCAAAAAGAAATCAAGGAAGTTATGGAAAGAATTTACAACCTACTAAATAATGGTACAATATCTGTAAGTGGTGCAAGTAGTGTTATGAGCTATGTTGTAAACGCAATAACATTAACAGAAGTTGATGGTATAACAAGACATGGTATAGTAAATATAGACTTTACTATATTTGATAGTTAATTTAAGAGGTAACAAATTATGGCAGTGCAAAAAGGTAGTGCGGTTTTAGTTAAAATAGGAAACGGAGCATCTCCTGAAGTTTTTGTAACTGTTGCAGGTTTAAGAGATACTTCTATTTCTATCAATGCTGAAACAATAGATGTAACAAACAAGGATTCAGCAAGAGTAAGAACTCTTTTAGCTGATGGTGGAATAAAAAGTTTTTCAATATCAGGTAGTGGTGTTTTCACAGATGGTGCAAGTGAGCAAAGTGTTTTGACTGCATTTAGTGCAACAACATTTAGCAACTACGAATTTATAATTCCATCATTCAATAAATTTAGTGGGTCTTTCCAAGTAACCGCATTAGAATACAGTGGTACTTATAATGATGCAGTTCAATATTCTATGAGCTTTGAAAGTGCTGGTGCAATAGTTATAGCCACAGTATAGGTAAAATCATGATTAAAAGAATAATAAATAATGTTCACTTAGACTACACAGACTCATCTGCAACCAGTAGTGCTTTATCAATAACTCAAGGTACTGTTAGGTTATGTGCAACCACAACTTGTGCTATTAGCATAAATAGTGCTTCAGGTACAGATGCTACAGCAGATGATATTTTATTAGGAGCATTTCAGGAGATTATTCTTGCTATTCCTAATGGATATTTTATTTCTGCCATTAGGATCGGAAGTGCAAGTGGAACATTATCAATACAAGATATATCAATAGGGCAATAAAATGTGGATTGAAAAAGAAATTACTATTGATGGAAAAAAACATTCATGTCTTGTTAATGAGAATGAGATAGAAGTGCCTTTCTTCAAAGATTATAAAAATCTTTTAGAAATAACTATTGATGGAAAAAAAATACCTATATTATCTTTAGAAAATGTAGGTGATAGAAACGAGACAATTAAAATTGAGGTAAATCAAAATGAGCATAAATCCAATAAAAGCAGAGAAATTACTAAACTTTCCAAATGATGTAAGCTATAAAGCGAAAATGTCGCTTGATACTATGATAAGAATTGAAAACGCATTAGGTTCTTCTCTTCTTAAATTAGGTAATAGATTGGCAGGTGGCGATCTAACTTTGACTGAGTGCATTAGTATCTTAACTCTTGGAATCAGAGCAGGTGGTAATGATGTTAAAGATAGCGATATCAAAAGCCTTGTAGATCAAATAGGCATAATTGAGTGTATAAAACTAACAGGAGAGTTGATTGCTCTTGGTTTAAATGCCTCAGATTCTTCAGAAGAACCCTCTACAGAAGACTCCTCTAAGGAAAAAAAAAATTAGACTCAGATGAATACTTGCCTGTTGATCGGTGGCTAGAAATTCTTATTGGAATGATGCACTTGCCACCCTCAGAGGTATGGAATATGTCAATTAAAGAAATCACTATAGCCATTAATGGTTTTAAAGAATATAATACAGGTAAGAAATCTGACCCTATGAGTAAGTCAGAACTAGAAAAACTAAAGGAAATATATCCTGATTATTAATTATGGCAACAGAATTAGATAGACTTGTAGTAAAGATTGAGGCAGATTTAGGCGACCTTAAAAAGGGTTTAAATAAAGCTAACAACCAAGTAAGATCATCTTCAGGAAAGATGGGGAAAGCCTTTAATGAATTAGGTGGTACTCTTGACAGAATAGGCAAGAGAGTTATTCTTTTTGGTGGTTTATTAGCTGGTGCATTTGGTGCTATTCAGATTAAAAAAGTTGTAGATGTTGGTCGACAGATTGAAGATTTACAAGTTAGGTTAAAAGCATTATTTGGCACAGCACAAGAGGGAGCAAAAGCATTTGATGTAATGGTCAAATTTGCAGGTCGTGTTCCTTTTACTCTAAATGATATACAACAAGCATCAGGAAATTTAGCTGTTGTAGCTAAAGATGCAGAAGAACTAGCAGACATATTAGAAATTACAGGTAATGTTGCAGGTGCAACTGGACTAGACTTTACTCAGACAGCAGAACAAATACAAAGATCGTTTGCAGGTGGTATCGCATCAGCAGATGTATTTCGAGAACGAGGAGTTAGGTCAATGCTTGGTTTCTCAGCAGGAGCAGAAGTTTCAGCTAGTCAAACCATAAAGGCATTTAAAGAAAAATTTGGTAAAGGTGGCGAGTTTGGAAATGTAACCAATGATTTAGCTAATACTTTAACAGGTACTTTATCAATGCTAGAAGATAAAATGTTTCAGTTTAGAAAAGCAATATCAGATGAATTTACAGTTGTATTAAAAGAAAACCTTAAAAAAATGAATAAATCTTTAGAGGATTCAGCAAAAGTAATAGAAGATTTCGGAAGAAGTATAGGTAAAGATTTAGGAGATTCTTTAATATTTATTGTGGAAAATATTGATGAACTTACCTTCGCACTAAAGGCATTAGGTGCTGTATTGCTAGGTGCAGTTGGAGTTGCAATATTTAACTTTATCAGAAGTGCAAATGTACTTGTACTATCAGTAACTGCTTTAATTGTAGCATATAGTGGATTATCAAGTGCAATAGAAAAAGTACAAGAGTTTGATAGAAAGCGAGAAGAACAACATAGGAAAAGTGGAAAATCACTACAATTAGAAAGGGAAGAGTTGCAAAGTGTTTTTGAAACTTTCAGTGATTATTTAATGATAATGGAATCAGTAGGAAAAACAGTAGCAAAAACTAATGAAGAGTTCCAAATTATTATTGCTACAGAGAATCAAATTAAAGACATAACAGATAAAGTTGGTAAAACTTTTGATGATGCAGGAGAAGATATCTCTACAGCATTTGGTAAAGCAGTTATAGAGGGTGAAAAATTTGGTGATGCACTGAAAACTACATTTAAAGATGTGTCCTCTCAAATAATAGCAACCATTGCTCAAATCTTAATAATTGAGCCTATGATAAGAAGTTTAAAAGAATCATTATCAGGATTAACTGGTGGTGGAAGTATTGGAATAGGTGGCGTAATAGCCAATGTTGCTACATCTTTTCTTGGTGCTAATTTATTTGGTAGTGGTGCATCTTCAGTTTCATCAGTCGTAGATGGACACAATATAACTGATGTTACTGGTAGTTTAAAAGGTTTGGCAACAGGTGGTTATGTTGCTCCCAATGTTCCAGTTATGGTAGGAGAAAGAGGAGCAGAGATGTTTATGCCTACTGGTGGTGGACATATAGTTCCAAATAACCAAATGGGTGGCGGTGGAGTTACTATCAATCAAAGTTTAAATTTTTCAACAGGAGTCGTAGGAACTGTTCGTGCTGAAGTCATGAATTTAATGCCTCAGATCCGACAAGAGACTGTGACCGCTGTTGCAGAGGCAAGAACTCGTGGTGGTGCTTTTTCTAGGACATTTGGTGCATAATGACAGCTCCTAGTTATCCTTTAATTTTACCTACAAGCCCTAGTAATTTTACAACCAGTGAGTGGAGTATCAAAAGAACTGTTACTGTTGCAACATCTCCTTTTACTTACGGATCTCAATCAGCAGATCTTGGTGGCTCACAATGGGCTACTACAGTTCAGTTACCACCTATGAAAAGGGCAGATGCAGTGGCATGGCAAGTATTTTTTATGCAATTACATGGAAGAATGGGTACATTTAAACTTGGTGATCCTGATTCTAAAATTATTAGAGGTGGATTAGATTCAACAATAAATGTTAATGGTACATTTGCTGTGGGTGCATATTCTATTGGGATAGAAAATGCAACGGCTAGTACATTGATTTTTAAAGCTGGTGATTATATTCAATTTGGTTCAGGAGCTACTCAAAAACTCCATATGATTACTGCGGATTGCACATCTAATGGAAGTGGGGTTGCTACAGTAGAGATTGAGCCACCTTTAAAGACAGCATTAGCGAATGACAGCAGTATTTCCTATACCAACACCCAAGCAATTATGAGAATGGACTCAAATGAGCTGACATGGAACTCAGACAAGGTATCATTATATGGTATCGCTTTTAGTTGCTCAGAGGCTATCTAATAGGCTTAATTTGAGCTTTTTAATCAGAACAGCTCACATATATCAATTTGTTGTTTTTTTCTCCAAATAATACTCCGCAAACTTCTTCTTGCCCTCTGCATTATTTACCATATTAGTTTCAATATTATGACCCTCTGATCTGAGATCATTGATTCGACTAGCTAATCTAAAGCATTTATATTTAGATAAAGCTGTGAGAGGGTTTATTTTATTACCTTTTTTAAGATGATTTAGTATTAACTCGCATTGTGTTTTCATGATTTCTCTCCGATTAATTTATTTAAATACCATTGAGCCTTGCCCAAATCTTCAACACTCTTTTCTTTTCCCTTTAGCCCATATCTCCATAAATATTTAATAACATTGCCTTTTAAAAAACCAATATATTCCTCATGGCTCATAGATGCTTTGATAGCATCAATACACTCAATATCGCCAGTAGTATAGTGTTCAGGATTATTTATATTATCTCTGATCATTTTTAACTCTTTGATAATGTTGTAAAGTCACTAGGTTGGTTTGATTGTCATGAACACTTATGCTCTTGTCACCCTCTTTAAATCTCTTGATCATTTCCTGTAGATAGTCTATAGCCTTTTTTATGTCAGTCATTAGTTGCTCCTTTTAACTTATTAAATTTGATACTTGCACTTATTGGGTAATTAGTCAAACCCAATTTGTACTTTATTTGATTTGATCGGTGGCTCTTTTTTTCTTTTCATTTATCTGTTAAATTGATTGTATAAACTATTTGAGAGAAAAATATGTTTGAGATGATTAATCTGCTTGGTAGTGCAAGTCTTGGAGCTGTGATGCAAATCGTGGGTGCTAAAGCAAATGCACAAGCCGAGATGATGAAACAATTAACTGCTAATCATAAATTAGAAGAGATCAGTAGAGATAAAGTTAGAAACAATACTAACTCATTCTTTATGATGACTCGTAGAATTATAGTTTTAAGTTGCATCTTTGCAATTATAATAGTTCCAACATTAGCACCTTTATTTACTGATACTGCAATTTATATTCAAACAGAAGTAACTACTGGATCAGACTGGTTAATCTTTGATACTAGGAACACAAGTTATATCTGGAAAGAAGTCGAAGGTATACCAATATTAGAATGGCATAAAAATATTATTCTTAGCATAGTTTCTATGTATGTAGGTTCAAGCATAGCCAAAGCTAAATAATTATGGATATCAAATTTTTATTTAAAGGATTTTTGGTTTTAGTATTTTTTATTTTTCTGCTTTGCATTGAGCAGATTTTTGCGGACACTACTTCAAATGGGGCGACTGATCTAAATCAAACTAATCAAAGTGGAACTAATACAAGCATATCAGGCGGTTACAGTCAGGAAGCCACAACAACTTATCAAGATGGAAGTAGTAGTAATAGCACCACAAACAGCACCACAAATTCAAATACAAAAACTGCTGTTAACTCAGCTAATGCTCCATCACTATCTTCTTATGGTCAGGATAGTTGCCTAATTCCGATCACAGGCTCAACCAGTACAATATCATTAGGTATTGCTATTGGAACTTATGTCGAGGACAAGGAGTGCTCTGTTAGGAAAACTGCTAAGCTCCTCAAACAAATGGGTTTATCAATCGCCTCAATTAGTTTGCTTTGCGAAGAAATGCCTATGGTTAAAAATGCGTTAAGAATAAGCGGAACTCCTTGCCCACTTTTATACGAGGGGAAAAGTTATATCGGTGAAGAGGCTATGAAAATTTTAAACATGATTGAAAAAAGAAAAAATAATCTAAGAAATATTGATAACAGTAAATCTAGCATGACTTGGAATGATTAGAATATTACTATTATCATTAATATTATCTAGCTGTGCGAGTCATTCTGTGACTTTAGGCGAGATGAAAGTGTACGGAAGTAACGAGAATTGGGTTTACGAACCAATAAAAGAATGAGATACTTAATTATATTCATATTTTTTTCCCCCCTATCCCTGTTTGCAGAACAGACAGGGAATCTTTTGAATCAACAATTTTTTAATAACAACCAAGAGCATAATGGTTGGACTTGCACAGACCCATCTCACAATCATGGCAACAGCATAGTAGCTGGTGTACATGGGGATTTTATAGAGAATACAATTACTCTAGGTGATACATTAAACCAAGATCAAATGAATAATGGTTGGACATCTACACTGGGTGCTGACATGTGGGGTTGGAACGAACACGATCAGCAAATTAAGATGATCCAAACCATAACAGATGCAAGTGGTTCAGTTACCACTCAAACGAGAGATGTTTTTATATCAGGTTGTAGTGGATATAATTGTAGCAGTTATCAAACTTATACAGATAACTACATACAAGGCATCAACAATCAAAGTGAGTACACAATTAAAGTAAGATTTAATTTTAGCGAGTCATCTCAATCTACCTCTCACAGAGCAGTAGACTTAAAAAATCCCACATTAATAGTAGAGCACAGTTTACTAAACACAGATCAAGTACAAGAATTAAACACAATAAACTCTAATTTTGAAGATACAGTGCAAGATATACAATTTATACCTATTGCATCAATAGAAGAAGTTAGACTAGCACCAATAATGCAAACTGAAGTATATATTACAGAAGAAATAAGCATGATGCCCATTGATACTGTAGAAGATATTAATAAAGGTATTATTGATGTTTTTATTTTAGAAGAGGTTAATTATGACAATAACACGCAAGAGCAAACATTCTCAACAGATTTCCAAGAGCAAGAAATTGTCTTTGAAACAAGAGAAATCCAAGAAATTACAACAACACAAACAATTACAGAAGAAACTAGCTTTGAGGAAGAATATGAACCAAACTTTGAAAGAGGAAATGGAGAACAACCCATTCGAGAAAGCGATACAGTTGCACTCAGAGAAACAGAAGTTCAGGAAGATCCAAGAACAGAAGATGAGTCAGTATCAGGAAGAAGTGAAACAGAGCCTATTGAAGAACCTAGAGCAGAAGAAAATAACAGTGAAGAGCAAAGCAGAAGTGAGCCAGTTACAGAATCAATTAGTGAAAGCGAATCACAAGATAGCTCAGAAGAAAATGATAGAGTCGAAGATGATGATCCACAAGATAGCGAAAGTAGCACAGTTTCTTCTGAAGAATCTGAGGTACTATCTGACACTGATGATCAGAGAGTTTCAGATAATACGAATACAGATCAGTCAGAAAATTCTGAAAATGAGGAGCTGGTTTCAGTAGAGGACATGATTCAAGAGGTTAACTCAACTATTAAAAGAGTTGATCTGAGATTAATTGCTACTCAACGAATACTAGCAAAAGCAATGGTTGGCAACTTAAATGTTGACTCATTCTATAAGTCAGATAATAATGTATTTAATAAACGAATGTTTGATGGTGGTGAATTTTATGAAACGAGAAGATATACTGATCAAAGAACTTTGGTGGCTAAAAATGAGGGTTCGTATTATGATCCTTTGCATGTTCACGAAAAAAAAATACAAGCTATTAATGACAAAATTAAAATTTTAGAAAGGAATTAATTATGGGTGATTTAGGTGTAAAAGAATGGCTAGGAATTGTAGGGTTACTTTTAACATTGGGTGGACTTGCGGTACAGCAAGGAACTATATTGGAAAAAGTAGCTGTGCTAGAGTCAAGAAGTATGCCTGATCTAAAGCCCTTGAACAATCAGCTCAACAGTGTGGATAAAAGGGTTGAGCTGATTGAACTCAAAGTAGAAAGGTTAGACTTGAAAAGTGCTAACCCTCTATTTAAGTGATTCTCTAAGGTTACTACTTTTAACTGACTCAGGTCTTTTTAAAGAATCAAACCAGTCTTTTGCTAAAGAAGACACAACAATATTATTAATTTTTATTAAAATATCATCTAACTTTTTATCAAGATTTTTTGGATCACAACCAACACATTCAGATATATCCTTGAATATGTTTTTTTGTATTTCAGATAAATTATCAATATTTTTTTCTTGTAATTTATTTAAAACATCACTTATATTTACTTCACTCATTTTTATTATCTCCTTAAAATTATTAAACTAAATATGACTGCACAAGTACAAAACCCAAACAACCATATTATAAACTCATACATCATCTCCAAGCCTCTCCATGAACCCATGCAACTATGCACTTTCTAATTCCTGATTTAACTGGGTTCACTTTATGAGTATAGAAACTGGTAAACCCAACCATATTAGGCTCACCCCTATTAGTTCTTGCTAAAAACTCATCACCGCCATTTTTAAACACTAACTCGCCACCAGTAAAATCATCATTAAGTAACCAGCTAATACTAATCTTTCTAGTTGAGGCGATACCATCACTTATATCAGAGTGCCAATTATAATAATCGCCTTTCTTGTATTCAAGATATTGAATATCACCAATACTAGATATTTTATAATTA